CTACAGCTTTGTATAAGATGCCACTTAGCTCCATCAACTTCATTGATGAGTGTGAAATCCTCCATGTTGTATAAGTTTCCAGGTATCTGTCTCATGTCCTTATCAGGACTGCAGATGGTAGCTCCAGGGTTCTTGGTGGCATAGATTCCCATTGCATCATCAGCCTCTAATGTAGGCATAATGATAACTTCATGTCTGTTCTTTAGTTCATTGATTACACGTTTGTAACCACATGGTTTTTTACGATTGCGGTGACCCTTGTATTCCGGTAAAATTTCTTTCCTGAAATTAATAGAGTCAGAAAAGAATAAGATTACTTCGGGTATATCCCACATAAACTTTGTCTTTAATTTCTCTATCTCTCGATTCACTGCTTGCATTGCATCAGAGAACCGACTTGTTACCATTATTACATCATCACCCCAATCTATTTCTGTTTCTGCAGCTGCACAGCTTTTATATACTATGAAGTCTGCATCAATCAATAGTTTCATAAGGTGTTAGTGGACTTCCGCCCAGTTACTTCCCGACTTTGCCTCAGCAGCAATTGGGATTCGTAATTTGTAGTATTCACCAGCGCGTACAGCACTGTGTTCGAGGTTGAACATCAAATCCTTGACTTCTTTTTCCTCGGTTTCAAATTGTAATTCATCATGAACGAATGCAATTTGGTGAGTATTTGGTTGTAAATTTTCATGAGTGTGAATCATCCAACGTTTTGCGATTATCGCCGCCGATCCTTGGAGGAGGTAGTTGAGTGCCACGTGCCCTTTGTCAACATTGATATGACGACCGTCGAGTCCACGGACATAACCTCTTTCCGCAGCCCGTTTAACAGCCTTAAGGAGATCGGAAAGACCTTCAATGGCGTCAACATAAGCTTTGCGAATTTCTTTACCCTTTCTTGCTGCTTCAGCTTCCCCAAGGCTACCATCGAAGGATGTGCCGATCTTTTTGTCTCCTGCTCCATATAAAAATGCGTAGGTAACTGTTTTAACTTCTCTTCTACTAATTCCAATCTTATCTGCGTTTTCTTGGTGGATGTCGCCATTAAGTAAGATATCCGCGTACTTACCGTCATCGTAACGAGCGAGATAATGAGCAAGCATCCTAAGCTCAATACCCGAAAGATCAGCTCCGACCATGACCATGCCTGGCGTAGCTTGGAACAAACGACGGAATCTTTCATCGCTAGGTACTTGTGCTAGGTTTGGGTTTCGATGGCTACATCTCATTGTAGCGCAACCTACCGAACAATGGTGATGTATCCGCCTAGACGTCGTAGATAGCTTGAGCCATCCGTTCACGCCTTCTGATATCATCCCAAGCTTCTTCTGGAGATCCAAAAGTCTCAGACATTGCTTCGAGAAGGGATTGCTGATCGAGATCAGTGTGGTCTCGTCGATAATAGGCTTCCCAGTAGGTGTCATCTGGGTTGGTGTCCAGCCAAAATGTGTCTGGAGTATCCATGCGATTTGATCTCGTGATGTAGGGTTAAAGTCTTTGAGCCTCTGTAGTTCGGCTCCTTTTATGTAACCTTGCCGTGCGTTATCTCGTTTAGGAGTGAACAACGCTCCTGCACAGTAAGGGTATTGTTCTCGAAGTACTCTAGTAGTTTCTTCCAGCTCTCGTCTGAGAGTTTGTTCAAGTTCTTGAGCTCCTCGTTCATCAAAGTACCATCCATGTTCCTCCTGTTGTTGTAATATGTGGGCTACCTGGTGCTCCATTTGGACCCACTCAGGTAAGGGCGGAAGTGGTCGCATAGTTTTTTAGTAACAGCAACATCTTGTTCACAGTAGTCTTGCATCTCTTGAGACCATTCTTTCCAATCGGTGTCCTTACCGAATCCTCCTTTGTACTCTCCAAGTCTATACCCGTAAGCTTCAAGGGAATGGCGTCCATATAATTGCAATGGCATGTGAGGCCAATTCTTGGACTTATCTATATCGAATAGGTTTTGATGATATAACTTAGATAACAAAAGAGTATCAATAATAGTCCCCCGAGGATTGAACCAATGATAGAACTTTTTAATAACAGGTATGTCAAAGTTAATAATGTTGTGACCAACAATGGTATGCGCACATTCGAGGAAACCAAGCGCAGTGGTGATAGAATAATGCCCAGCCATCGGTAGATCCTTCGGGTTGTCGGCATATTTCTCATCATTGAACGACTCAATCTCATCGGTCTCATTAGAATAGAGTGATATACAGTGAATGCGGGTGGCATCATTTAATAATCCGTTAGTTTCTAGGTCAAATACAATAACATCATCGCCCGTTCCAGGTAAACGTTTTGTCAACGAATTTAGCTTTTTCAACGGCTTCTGGTGTAGGTGGGTTAGGTCGTTTTAGTCTCTCTTCATAAGTATACCATGGGTGTTCATAGTCACCGTTTTCAAAAATCGGTGGCTGGGTTGAATTCGGATTCAGCTTCATGTTCGATAAATCTACAAGTGTTTAGGTCATACTCTAGTTCGCATGCTTTGCCAGTTTCGCCTGAATAGCGATTTTTAAGGATTCGCACTGTCGTAAAAGCTCTAGAAGAGTCGGCCTGCTGATCTCTCTCAAGTGCAATGACTTGATCTGAGAGCTGAGCAATGGCAGCAGATCCTCTAAGCTGTCCCAGGGTGACCCTTGCTCCTTCTTCATGGTTCTGATCGCTATTGGTTCTTCTTAGGTGGGATACAAGGAACAAAGCAATACCAGTCCTTTCGACAAGTGATCTAAGCCTGGTCATTGTTGTATCTATCATTCTACGTTCATCCCCATCAAGACCACTAAGTAATATACTTAAGTGATCTAAGAATATAACACGACACTCCAATCCGGTTGCCATGTATTCAATTCTATTATATACAAGATCCGGTTCAAAAGAACCAAAGCCGTCAAAAAGATAGAGATTCCAATTGGCAAGAGTTCGTTCAAAAATGGATTGGAGTTCTTTTTCATCTTGATCCCCTATGTGAAGGGGTTTTTGTGCAGCGACAGACATGAGTCCAAGGGCGGTTCTCCTATTACTTGCCTCAAGTTCCAAGATCCCAACCGACTCTCCTTGGTCACATAGTCTAGCTGCAAGCTCCCTACAGAATGAGGTTTTTCCTGTACCAGAGCCAGCAGTAATTGTCGTAAGTTCTCCGTACCGTATCCCGTGAAGTTTCTCCTGAATTCCTTTGAATTGATACTCATAAGCGCATTGTTGTTGTGGTGTTGTAACGAGTGATAGTAAAGACTTACCGTCTATTATACCATCAGGTCGATAGGGTTTCGCGTCCCATATAGCCTTCCTTACTGCATCGGCATCATTCGCTTGTAATGCCTCTGAAGCATCCTTGTATCCTTCAAGCCTAGCTACTTTAACCTTGCCCGGCGGTAATACCGTGCAAGCTTCCTCCGTCGCCTTTCGTCCAGCATCGTCGCTATCAAAGAATAATACGATTTCTTCATACCCTTGGAATAAAGGGATCTGTTTCTGTATGTCCTTTTTTGCAGACGCTGCGCCATGTGGTAAGGATACCATAGGCCATCCAGGCATACATTCATAACAGCTCGCAGCATCTAACTCACCTTCAGTAATAACAATACGTTTACCACTACTAGGAAAACGATGCTGAGCGAATAAGGTATTAGTGGAAATTCCTTCATAAGTGAAGACCTTCTTTTTGGTTTTGACTTTTACGCCTTGTAGAACCCCATCTTCTGTAAAGTATGGGAATCTTAATGTACTATCATACTGATAAATTTGATAAAATTGACATGTTTTCTCCGATATATTCCTCTTCTGCAGCCGTTCGGCTGAGCCTTTAAGGTGGATTTGTTTACTCATTTGATGAGTGTGATTAACTTCATCATCGCCTGATGTACGACTATGACAGACGAAACAAAAAGTGTGCCCATCAGAATAGAGTGAGTTCCCATCTGATGAGCCACAGTTATCGCAAGGCATGTGCCTCACGAATTCACTTTCGGTCATCGTTCGATTAACCAATCGAGTGGAATGTTCTTGAATGATGTCCAAGGTATATCATACCTCTCGCACCATTGAGCGTATGTAGTTTTTGATTTCTTACTTATGGTGTTAAAGGGTGATTGAAAGACCATACGCAGATCTATATCTGGATTCTGTTCTTTAACACTTTTGATTTTCCTTCTATCTTCTCCGTCCCAGTATCCCTTACACTCTAGAATAACCCCATTAGGCAGGATAAAGTCAGGTGTGTAGTTGTGCGGGATCGTATAAGAGAAGCGAGTTTTTTCATATTCAAATGTGACATCAAGGTTTAATAATAAATCAGCTACTTTCTCTTCGAGTTGGGAGCGGTACTTAGAAGTCTTCTTCTTCGGTCTGGTCATCTGTAGTAGGAGTAACGTTCGGATCGCTTGTCTTAAAGCCCGAGGTTCTCCCGAATAATTCAGCGACTTCGTTCGCATCTAAATCTCCAGTATCTACTCCAGCTTCTCCCTTCACTGAGACAACTTGTACGCCAACCAGCTTAAGAGAGCTACCGTAGGTAACCCCATCCCGTAGAATGTAGGGCTTCTGATAGAAAGCCAACTTAACAGTTGATCCGCCATACAAAGGTGTTTTAACATCAGTAATAGGTGTGCCTTCCGTGTCTACCACGGGTGGTCTATTCTCTTCATTCCAAGAGAATTTAATTTTGTACTTACCCTGTGATACTTCTTCCCATGGTTCGGGTTTACAAGTAGCACGCTTTGGGTTCTTCAGTTTTGATTCAGCCCACTTGAGTACCTCACTGCGTTCTTGTTCTAGTGTGTTGACAACATCATCTCCAACTACAGCAGCTAGAGAATAGCCAAACTTACTAGGAGCAACAATAGCTTGGAAGCCTTCAAGGGTTACAGGTTCATCAGTTTTGTGTATAGTTCTAGGCATCGCCTGTTAGTGCCTCTTCTAAAGATTGTGGTTCTTGTAGCTTAGCAAGTTGATCTTGTACCTCAAGCCGGTACTTGGTTAACTCATCGATGCGGTTATCAATAACCTCGATTTGCTCCTTCTTCAACTTAATCTCAGCTGCCTTAAGCCTCTCTTCAGAGACAACAACAACTCTAGTCGGTGCAAAGAAACTATCAAATAGTGAATACATTAGCAAAAGAAATAAGTGGATTTCAATACATTAGAGGGTTCAAGATCTCCAATGATCGGTGGTTTAGTCTCCGCTCCAATTTGTTTAGCGAAGTCTGTTAAGTAATCATGCTGTGCAAAGAGATGCATATAGGTCTCTCTGACTAGCGTTGACAGAATAGACATATCTGTCGCTCTACATAATACACTGTCATGGATCAAAGCGATAGGGTGTTTGAACCGCATTGTAGCAATATGTAACAATGAAGCATCGAGTGAGTGGATTAGGTTAGGAGCTGTTGCAGCCTTGTGCCTAGCTGTGTCTACTTCATTTGTATCATCTGTTGCTACTTTAACTACACATCTACCTAGTACTTGTAAATCTAGTACTTCAACTTGTTTTTTTCTTAACTTTTGACAGACAATAAAACCTGATGGTGTAGTCCATTCAAATTCTTGATTGATAGGTTTCCATAGCTTTCTACTAGGATCTTCTTTAGTAGGGTATGAAACCCAACCATGTTGACCACGTGCTATAGCTTTCCCCATCTCGTCTTCTATCCATTTCATCACTGCCATCGGTCCGGGTACTACTTCATGCATAGCATCCCTGACTGCTTTAACAGTTTGTGTTAGTTCATCTTTATCAACTTCTATACCATCTTCTTTAAGAGCGTCCCTGATGTAGGTACGATTAGAGTAAGGTTTAGCATTATAGGGTATAGTCATGACGGTACGTTTGACCTTCTTTCTATCCCAGTTCTCTCTTAATCTTGGGGGTATTTGACTCCTAGACTTCATAGCTACTACCTTGTATGCATCTTGTGGCATAGGTGAACGAGTTACATTAACTAATTCAGCAGTACTCTTATCTCTTGCGAGACCAGCGAGTATCTGGAGACCACTACATGTAGCGTCTATCGCAATTGGGAGTGATGTTGTGGACTTACTCTTCTTAATAACACAGTCGTAATACTCTTTACAGGCTGCTAAGAATTGCCACGGTTCCTCTACATTTTCCCATTCATGTACATTATTATAGGGGTTTTCAGCGATGAGTGTGATTAATGGGATGTTATGTTTAACCCATAGTTGTCTCTCTTCCATTGGACTTTTATCAAGACCAAAGGTAGTAGCAACTTGAAAGGCTAACCATTTCTCAGCTTCAGGTGTAACTACACTAGACCTATCAAACTTTAATAAACTCTTACCAAAGTCAGTATCTTGAGGTGTTAAGAATGCTGGTATAGGATAAGCACGTCCTCGATAATCAAAACTCCAAGGTATATAAAATGTCTTGCACTTAAACTGTCTTGCTGCCTCCATAGTCATCCTTGTACGGCATGAACGTCTGAATGCATTAGCGTTCTTGTTCATAACCTCTGCAGCAGCTCTACGGTATGCCTTACGGCTATCCTTGTTGTCTGCTATATCTACAGGTTTAGGAGGTAAGTCTAAAGATACAATAGGGATAAACTTACCAACACTTCTTCCTTTAGATTCTAAGTAACTAGCAACATCAATAATAAACTCATTGACCTTGTAGCCAACCTTCTGAATCCTGTTGAGGAAAGCGATTGGAGTTTCTCCCTGTATACGGATGGGGTTACCACGCCGTACTATATCATGACCATGCATCACCTCATTAAGTAGGTAACCACCAGGTTTATCACCCCAATCATTAGGTTCAATGAGCATTGGCCAAGCTATTGGTGCAAATAACTCGCTTTCTCTCATAACCTCGTCTTTGATATCTAGAAACTCAGGGGTAGGGAAAACATAATTAACTGTCTTACGTCCTTCTCTTATTGATTCTTTATAGAACCATTTACTGGTTTCCATAATACAATCAAGTAGCCAAGCTCCAAGTTTAACTCTATTAGAACGTCCCCATGATGACCATGCTGGTACATCATAACGATTCATTAATGTTTGAATGACAACGACCTTTTGATTAGTACCAATAGATCTATGCCAGTAGTTTTTCTTAAGAACATTCAATAAACCCGGTGCTTTAGACTCATAATGACGCATTTGACACTCTGATTCTACAGCAGAACCAATAGAATCGCAGACATTAACTAGTTGATTACTACTATCCTTATAACTAAATACCTTATCAAAGGTTAGTTTAAGTGCGATAGCTGCTGCTGCTAATGGCTCTAAATCACTGAGATACTGTTGAATCTCTTTGAATGATTTACCTGCTTGACCTTTCTTTATACGATTAGTAGTTTCTTCAATACGTCCAACCACAAGAGGAAGGAGAGTATCGATAGAAGCAATCCCGTATACACTAGCTGACGCATACTCTTTTTGCTCTAAGTCCTTGGTGTTCTTTCTAAGACGTTTAAGTCCTTGTCTAATCTGATCGCGTTCCAGTGCTACCTGTTCCGCAATCTGTTGTGGAGTAGCCATAAGAATCGTCGATAACTTGGTCAATTAATAGTGATACTATCTCCTCGCGATGAGTGTGATCTTCTGGTATAGAAGCTAAGGCTTTATGATAGTATTCTTTTTTAGGTAGATCAAAAATAATGTTCATTGTTATTCATCGGATGGAACCATTTGGTGTACTTGTTCCTCATCTACAATAGTAAACTCATGACCTTGTTCCATCAATTTGTTACAGAACTTAACAGCAGATCTAGGATTAGAGTAATGATACTCTTTAATCTTGCCTGTGTCCTTGTGTTCAACTCTGATAATACAACATACTGAAGATGGTAACTCCCATCCTCCTACCTTCCATTCCATTATATCTTCAAAGGTATGATATACATTACCTCCAAGACTAAAGAATGAATCAGGTTGATCTTTGTATCGTTTCCAGTTGTTAGGAAAGTACTTCTTCTTTGCCATGAGGGATTACGTCAATAAGTGTCCATTTGTAAAGGCGAGCTGTGTCATCAGCCCAATAAGCAGCTTCTATTCCATCATGAAATAGACGCCATATCTTTTCTTCATCGCCTTCATTATTCATGAAGACCATTTCAAACATATCAGGCTGTGACATTAAACTACGTCCTTGATGAGTGTGAATTAGATTAACATAAGCTTACGCTTAAGTGCTTGTAATCGTGCTCTTGATTGTTTAATAGCAACAGGATTACGCTTGGGTTTGTGTTTCTTTTTAGAATGTTT